GCAACTGGCTTACTGAATAAAAACCACGCAAAAGCGTTTCGCAACTCGCTTACTGAATAAAAACGACGCAAAAGCCGTATTCAATAAAAACCGCCACGCTGGTGATCCTGCGACGCGCCACGCTGGATATCCTGCGACGCAACTCGGTTACTGAATAAAAACCACGCAACTCGGTTTCTCAACTCGGTTACTGAATAAAAACCACGCAACCACGATTTCAGAATCGCAACTGGGTTTCTGAATAAAAACCACGCAACCTCCTGGCTGCTGGTCTTTCGCATTGAATCTTTTTGAATCTTTTGAATATTCCGAATCTCTTTGAAGATTTTTGAAGATTTTTGAAGATTTTTGAAGATTCCGAATAGTTTTGAATATTCTGAATATTTTTATATCATGCTCGCGGTGTCGTCGCCTACCGGAATAACGGTGGCGATATAGCCTTTAATAACTGCAAGAGCGGCAGAAGCTCCGGCGGCTACTACCATTTTCCAATTTTCAATACCGAGACTCATGACGCTGTTGGTGCCTATCGCTCCTATTGCGGCTTGAAAAAATGTTGCGATGGAACGTTCAAAAACATCGCGTAGTTGTTTGAGATTTAAGGTCATAATATGTTTGCCTTTCATGTCGTAAGTTTATTCCGGCAAACATTTGAAGCGATGCGAGGCTTAAATGCTTTTTCTTTAACCGGAGTTTCTTTAACCCTACGCCACTCAACTGGAAGAAGGGGAACGGTTGTTTCACCAGCCTTCTGCGGCTCTGTCTACGCAGAAAATAGGAGCTGAAACTGTTACCCCATGCTCCGGTGTTACTAGCATAAAAGATTGAGCGGTGTCTTGTTCGTGGAACTCAAAACCAGAAGTGGCTGCGTATTCGTCCCAACCTTTAGGTGAACCATTAACAACTAGACCGGCGGAAGGAGCGAGGACTAGCTGGTGCCAATGACCGATACACATGATGTCGTGCGCCGTTTGTGGATTTGCTTTTAATCTGAACTGCATGCGTTTGATTGGTGGCCAGATACCGCCGACTCCTCCTCCGCCGCGAACTTTGTCGCCGTGAGTTAATAAGAATTTGGTGTCGTGAACCTTTACTACTGTGTCTGCCGCTTCTGGTATTTGCCACGTGATTCGTTTGTCGTCTTTTAGCATTGTTGAAACTGACTGATAGATTAGCCAATCAAAGTTGTCTCGTACTCGTCTTTTTGATCTGCTTTTTCTTGTTCGTCTGCCGTGATTTCCGACAACGCCTGCGATGTGAACTTTGCCGAAATGCTCGGTTAGAGTTGTTATAGCTGATGCGAGTTGTCCGGTCCAATGCACAACTGTTTCCAGCATCGTTCCTTCGTTTGATTCTGTTAGTTCTTCATGGATATCTCCTGAAACCATATCTCCACCAAGAAACAACGTGAGGCCTGTTACTTCAACTGGTCCGGTTACATAATCTCTAGCGAGAGCGATTGTTCTATCTACGAAACGGTATAAGCGTTTCTCTGCAATGTCTCTGTCATATTTATTTACCCACTCCACTTCTTCGGGTTTTACTACTTCGTCCCAATGTGTGTCGCTCAACATTGCGACAGCTATTGCTGACGACTTCTTCGGCTTTTTCAATGAGAGCCATTTAGGAGCCGTTTGAGAAGTTGTTGCTTCATAAACGGAAAGTCGTACTTCTGCTGCTTCCAATTCAGCGGAGAGGTTCTTTATGTCGCTCTTAGCGGCAGCCAGATTAACTTTGTTCTTGACTGCGTTGCGTTCTAAACGTGCGACCTGGCTGAGGAGTTCTTCTCCCTCTACAAAATCTTCAAGATCAGCCACGATTTCTTCTCCGTTGTTCTATGAGAGGGTCAATTCTTCTAGGCGTGGCATCTGTGTATCCGATGTTGATTAACCATCTGGTAATTTGTGCGGCACCGATAGACGAATTCAATATTTGGTCTTGGACTTCTTGCGGCAAATTATCTACCCAACGTTGTCGCCGGTTATCTTCGTTCTCAACAAATTCGTCAAGGTTCATAGAAGGCACGCTTCTTTCTTAATGTCGTCTAAACAATTATACAAGTGATCGCCTGGACATACTGTTTTTCCTCCTGCGATGTGACGATGAGGAATAATTTCAACTTCTGGAATCACCCATTCCTCGTCAATCATTTTCTTAATCAACCAACCGCAAGCTTCAATAGCTACGCCACTCGGTTTCTCATTTACATGAGGGTGAAAGTATCCTTGAAAAACTATTCCGTATGATCTGCGAACTCCTAAACCTTTTCCGGCTGGTCTTATACCGAATCCTCTGCCTTCAATAATTCGGCCCGATGGAGTAATAATAAAATTGTATGCGAGATCGTTCCAACCATTTATATCCATGTGCCGATCTTGGTGCCGCCTAGCGTCAGCGAACTCTCCGGCGATAGACGGTCTAGGGCTGGCTGTGTGATGTATATAAATAATCGGAACATGTTTCAAAAGAGGTGCCGTCTGTTTCGGTTGCCTGGCACCCCATTCATGTTTCGGAATGATTCTAAACTCTTTCGGCTTTCTGGATTCAAGACTTCCAAAATTACGTTCCATAGATAACGCGCATTTGAGAGCTTCCCATGTTTGTTGAGATACGACCCCATCCATTTTGAGTCCGGCGTTTGTTTGGAAGTTGATAACGGCGCGCTCAACTTTTTTGCCAAATACGCCATCCACTATTCCTGGCTTGTGTCCGATTTCTATTAGCCATTGTTGAAGGGTCGGGACATCGGCGTGTCTCCGTCGTCGCTTGCGAGAAATCGTAGTGTACGAGATCATGAAAATAGTTTAGTTGATATTTAATAAGATAATGTGTATTAAAAGGTTGCAACCTTCCCCGACCTATGGCATACTAGAGACATGAAGCAAACAGAGATTCAAAAGGAGAATCAAATGAACACAGTAAGATCAGCAGCAGAAAAGTCTGGTAAGACTTTCAGTAAAATGGAAACAGTAAGAGATACAAACAAGCCACAATTCAAAGTGATAATTGATTTGGACGGAGAAATAACTGAACACATCTTTGATGATAAAAACCCAGCAAAGATGATGGCTCACAACTACAATTATATTCCAAATTGTGTTGCCAAAGTTATATCACTTGCACGCTATCGCAAAGGCAGCAACTAATCTTCCCTACGGAGACAGATTGGACCGGCCTTCGGGCCGGTCTTTTCTATTTCATGTGTTGGTAGTATTCCGCGACGTTGCCGGTTGTGTTATCTACGAACTCTTGATAATCGCCGATGTCCTGAATAATGATTTGAGTGATTGGTTGCGGCATAGCTTCGCCGCCTCCTCTTAAGGCTACGATCATTCCGCCTGCTGCTGTGATTAGTGCTGTGATGCCTGCGAGTAATTTAGTTAGGTTGCTCATCTTCCTCTTGTTTCCCTGTTGAGTTGGGAGGGCAGTTACAAGATTCGCATTCGCAGTTCATGTTCTGTATTTGAGTTGCCTGGTTCTTTATTATCGCCCGAAGCGTGGCGAGTTCTAGATGTTGCCTGCCCTCTGGTGTTGTTTGTAATTCGTTGAATACTTCTTCTATTGTTGCTGTTGGTTCGTTCATGGTTTCATGTCTGCTTTCTCATCTTCGCCTTCGTATTCTGTAATGAGTTTTCCATTACTGTCTGCGATAGAACTTTGTGACTTCATGTGGTCGTCATGGCGTTCTCCAATAACGAGCCAACTGCATACTGCTTTGTCTGGTCCGGTAATCGTTAGCGTCTTTCCTGACAGTGACCATTCAACAGCATTTCCTGAACTTGCAACCATCGCCCAACCGTTCGTGTTTAATGCTTCCCAAGTTCCGGCTGTCATATTTGAAACAGCATCTAAATCTACGGTTACTGAACTGCCGCTAATCGTTGCCGTTCCTCTGTAGATATTGTCTGCCTGCGGACCCTCAATGAATGAATGTCGCAGTCGCCAGTCTCCTTCTTTGATTGGGTGTGGAATATCAAACGACCCTGATCCTTTAGACAAGGCTCCACCAATTATGCAGTCACCATTTGACTGAACTGTGAACAGTTTGTAAGTTCCACCGTGTGCGGCATCAGTGGCAAGGCTTGACGTGCTTGACTTTCTACAAATTCGCCATGAGTCTGAGTAGGCGTAAGGGTTGCCCCAATACCATGTCGTATCGTTGGCTTGATTGAATCCATAATTTCCAGTGCCTCTGTCGGTTCCAGAAGTTCCATTCTCTCCTGCTTGCAACATGATTGCTGCATGTGTGTATCCCGAAGCAGCACCAGCCATCCAAATATCAGCACTTGAATCTGAATCCTTAATTGTTAAGTCACCATCGTTGATAGTTATGTCTCCCTCAACTCCAATAACTAAAGCGTCATTTGTTATGCCATCACCATAAGCATTTGAAGTACCAAAGTGAAGTTCAGAACCTCCACCGGTGTATTTCATACCGATGCGTGCGGCTGGGTCCGTACTATTCCCATCAAAATCAAGACAAGTAAAATCATCAACAGCCCCATCGCTGTTATACAGCGTCACAATTCCTCTAGTGTCATCTGTGAAATCAGTAATGTCTTGGTCAGAACTAATACGCACCGCACCAGCAAGAGTCGTTGTCCCAACTACAGATAAAGTTGTGTCAGCGTGGTTTGCATCTTCAGGAGTTGTTGAATCTGGATCAGAAATATAAACCCTGTCATTCACTAAATCTATCCCGATAGGCAGCGCTGAATTATCTGTCGTGCCTGAACCTGTCGTCTGATCTATGAACGCACGAAAGTTCCCAGCAAGATCGTTCCAATCTGTAGCTGTGACGATGTAACCGCCTGCCCTGTTGTTTACCTGGTACTGCCAATTTATTTGTGTCATGTTTATTCCTTAGAAGAAAAGTCTAGTCGTATTTCCGAGTTCAGAGAAGGCGGCATAAGTTCCAGAACCATCGTCTAAGGTCCAATAGCCTGCCGTGTCTGCTGGCGACATTTCCATTTGTGTAACCCATTTTGATCCGGTGCCTTTATGAATAATTCTTTCACAGATGACCGTGTTGCTAATTGCGTTTCCTGCCGCCGGTGTTCGTTCTACTGTGTAAGCGTTGCCGAGTTCAGCCTGTAAAGCTACTGCCCATAATGCGTCTTGGTCTTGTGGTTGGAGGGTGATAGATTTCACCCTGTTTGCTGGTTCCGCTAAACGACCTATGTTGTATTGCGCCCAAGAATTTGCTTCTGAAGTTCCAGTAAGCATCAAGCCGGTTTCACTCTTTGACCTGATGCCGTATTTGGTTTGACTGTCGGTGTCGTTCTGGGTAGTTCCAGAAGCACCTGAAGCGATTTCTGTGCTAATACGATTCGTGATATCTAAATCTTCCATCTCAAAATCAAGTTGATGGTATTTGACTCTGCCTCCTGATGTGCTGCTGTCGGAGAACGTTCCGGCAATAGAAGCAAAGGCGGCGATTCTGTTTGTCCTGTTTTTGAAAGTCATAACACCGGAACGAGAAACAAAAAACGAACCGATTTCAGCGTTCTCAATATCTTGGCATTGAAGTAAAACGTCAAGAGTCGTCGCATAAGTTTTTGCTGGCACATTTTCGTTGTCTGCCGTGTCGTCAATGTCTCTATATCCTGCAACAGAAGTGGCTCCGGCTGAACCTCCGTTTGGCCATTCTGCTTGATCTAACAAGTTTGCTATTCGGTCACCTGAACCTTCTTGCGATTCACTGGAACCATCACAAGCGGCAAGGGATAATGATTTGAAAGCATCAACGCATTCAATTCGTGCCGCCTGGTCTTTGTCGCTAGGATATTCTTGCACCCATCGTTCCACGAACCCTCTGAAAATAACGTGCGTGGTGGAAGTGCTAGGGTCTGTAGCTTTCACCCTGATGTGCCTCATCGGTATAACGTTTGTTGCTCCACTCACATAATATGGAGAACCGGAACTTGTGTTTGTCGGGTCTAGTTTTCCGTTTGTGTTTGAGCAAACGATTACAGCTCGCCCTGCTTGGTTGGTTGCTAACTCCATTTTTCTTCCGCGAACAATTTGGAAGGATCGGACAGGGTTATCGGTTGAGATTGTCGTGAAATCCACATCGGCGGCTGTCTCTGTTATGCCTTTAGTGAAAGCCACTTCCACCGTTAAAGTTGCGAGTGCCATATTATGCGAACTCTAGTGAAGCGTTACGGTTCTTCGTTCTAATAAGTTGAGCCTGAATTGCATCTGATAAGTCCATTTCTGAAAGAACTGAACCTTGAACAGTAACATTGAGAACAGTTGTGTCACCGCCCATTGAACCGAGAGGAGAAGCGCCTGCCGCTTGATTCAGAGGCACTACAGCTTCTGGTCCTGCCTCACCAATCAGACTCAATGTTGGTTGAGAAACTATCGCACCCGAAGCTCCGACAAACATTCCGTCAGCGGCAAGCATTCCGGTTGCCGCTAAGTGGTTAATCATCATGGAACCCTGTTCGGCAGTTAAGCCTGAACCGTCTAAGCCAAATTGCTCAAAGAGTTGATTGACTTTAATGTCAATAGAGAAACCAGATATGGAACCAAGAATATCTAGTTGAGCAGATAATTCTTCTAATTCTTTTGTTGTGGCTCCGGCATCTAAGGCGGCTAACAATATCTGATCTCGCCACTTTTCAAACTCTGCGATGGACTCTGACATCGGCGTGTTTGTTTCTCTCAAAGTTGCTGCCACGTTTGCGAGTTCATCTAGCATGTCTCGGTTCGCGGCTCTTGCGTTTATTGCTTCCTCACTGTAACCTTGCAACCCAGTTTCCGATGCTATGAGAGCATTAGCAAAATCTACGATTGAAGTATGGAGGCTATCTTGTGCTTCTTCCAGAGAAAAGATTGGATCAAAAGCATTTCTAATTGAGTCTATGAATGCCTCAAAGCGTTCCTGTTCTTCTTCAAGAGCGTCTGCGGCTTCTTCTGCGGCTTGTTCTAGTTCTGCTTGTGAAGCCGCTGCTTCCTCTACTGCCTTGACACTATCTTCAATAGTTTGAATTCTGTGTAACTCTTGCTGGTTTACAACATTCATTGCGGCTTTCTGTGCTTCCAGTCTCTCTTTTTCTTCTGCTATTTCTGCATTTCTAATTTCCATTAAACCATTAAGTTTGTCAGCGACAGCCGCATAAGTTTCAGCCTCGCCTGCCGATTCAATAAGTTTGGTTGCTTCTTCACCGAGAGCCTCCACCCAGATTGCTTGTGCTGTGGCATTTTCTATTGCGGCTTTAGCGTCTGCTTCCAGTGCTTCTCCGTGATCGTCCCAACCGTCAGCTGTTTCGTCAAGAGCGTCAAGCATTTTGGCTAGTTCATCTCTTGTTATTTTCTCGGCTTCAAATTGGTCAGCCAATGCATTTGTAACACTTCCGGTGGCACCTTCTCGTCTGCGTAATGATGCAATCAGTGTCGCATCGCTGAAAGAAGCGTACCTCTTTGCCATTTCTTCTAATTCTTGAAACTCATCGGTTCCACTTCGTAAAGCCTCATCAAGTTTCTCTGTGTCCATCGCTAAATCTTGAAACGCTGTAGCGACTTTCTTATCTAATAATTCAGCAAGTAAAACATTAGAACCGATGAAGTCACCGACGGTTGCTTCTACCGCTTCTGATGCAGGGACCATCTCCCTGTATTCATCATTCAATTCTTGAAGTCTTGAAATTAAGGTTGAAGCCGGATCACCTGCGGCGACCATTGCGGCAGTGATTTCTTCTTGTCGTTCTTTTGCATCTGCGGCGGCTTCGCTGTTACTTTTCCACCAGAAGAATAATGGAAGGGCAACGAGAGCGACAACGGCGGCGACGGTTCCAACTACTGCCGCTGAAAGTCCTGCAAATAATGGCATGAGCGCCGATATTCCTGTTGCAATTTTTCCTACAATTATCAACAACGGTCCTATTGCGGCAAGAAGTCCACCAATAACCATAACAGTCTTTTGCATGAACGGACTAAGATTTGAAAACTTGTCTGCCATGTTTTTAATCCACTCAGCCAATTTTTGAATAGCTGGAACAAGAACCGGAATAAGTTTTTCACCGATTTCAATAAACGCCAATTTAATATCTGACATGGCGGCGTTGAGTTTGAACTCTGCTGTTTCAGAAGCAATACCGAAAGCCGTGTCTAGGGTTCCGGTTACGTCTGCCATATTGCCAAAGATGTCTGCCGTCGTTTCAGCGTTAGCGCCCATTAGATCCATGACACCTACGAGCGCTCTAACGTTGCCGAATACTTGCGCGGCGGCATCTGCGTTGCCGTCAAATTCTGTAGATAAAGTTTGCAGGGTAGATAGTAAGCCTTCTTCCCTCATTTGAGTTCTTAATTGTTCAGAAGAAAGACCCATACCAGCCAAAGCATCTTCGGCTTGTTTGGTTGGCTTCAATAGTGAAACCATTATTGAGCGAAGTTGTGTTGCCGCTTCGTTTGCGTTTGTTCCGGTTCTTGACATTGAAGCAAAAGCGGCACCTACTTCATTGAAACTTACGCCCATTGAAGAAGCAACCGGCAGAACACGACCCATTGATCCGGCGAGTTCGTCTGCTTCTAATTTACCTTCGCGGACTGCGGCAACCATTACGTCGGTTGCTTGGGTTGCTGAAATGACATCGCTTCCGTATGCGTTAAGAGCTGATGTTGCTAGGTCAGCAATTGTGGCGGTGTCTCCTAGTCCTACGGCGGCGGCTTTCGCGGAAGCTGCAAGAACTTCGGTTGCTTCTGCACCTCGTAAACCGGCAGAAGTAACGAAGAACATAGCGTCGGCGAGTTCTTTTGGCGCTCTGGCGGTTTCTCCTGATAACCCTTTTACGTCTTTCGTGAAACCTTCAACGGCTTCGGCAGATAATCCAACTAGTGATTGAATCTTTGTCATTGAAGATTCAAAACCGACAGCTGATTTAAGAGCGGCACCTGCCGCCAATGCCATTGGAAGGGTCACGCCCTTCGTCATGGTCTTACCGGCTTTGGTTGCCTTCTGACCGAAAGCGCCTAAAGACTTTTCAGCCTTAGCCAGGCCTGCTTTCATTTGGGTAGCGTCGGCAGTAATAATCGCTTTGACGATTGTCGTTAATGCCATTTTTTGCTACCTCCTACGGCTTTTGCTTTTCGCTTTCTCTACTTGTCTTTGGTGTTCGTCGGCTTCAATCTGATAAAGAGCCGCCCATTCTGTGATCTCGGCTGAACTGATACGGTCTAGGAGTTCCGCAACGGTCATGCCTAAATCTCTAGCTAGGCGGAAGTAGAATCTTCTTTCAGGTTCTACTCGTCCTCTACTGTCTGCGAATCCGAGAAGTCTTTTCCCGCTTCATCAACTGCGCCTTCAACTATTCCGGCCACCTGCAGGCAGACGTTTGAAAGGCGATCTAAAACGTTTGAGGATTTCTCATTCAATAACCACTCTGCATCATCTTCTGCGAATACGGCTTCTCCTGTTTCAGGGTCGTATACGCAAGACACCAACATGCCGCCCCAGAGGGCTTCCATCTTGTTGTCGTCGTCGCTGGTTAAAGCTGTGACAATTTGCGAGCGTTGAGTTCCGGTCATTGATCGGACTTCAACTGTTACCCCCCATTCAGGTACTTCCACTATTTCAGAAATACGATCTTGAGCTTTTCTAATTTTATCTCTAATGGACACTGTGGTCACTCCTTAGTTGTTGTTGTTATTTGATTAGAACGTTCCGCGAGTTACGTTTCCGGTTACCTGAAGGTCAGCGGACCAAGTTACAACATCGCCAACAGAAGTTGAAACGCTGTAATTCGTGAGAATGCACTCTCCGGTGTATTTTACGAGACCGCTGGTTCCGCCTGCCGGTCCGAACTCAAATGTACGGCTTGCTGGCTCGGTGCCTATCATGTAGCCGTCAAGAGTTGCGTCCCATTTACCGGATATAGAAATTGTTGCGTCACGCAAGCCTACGATGTATGACTTTGAAGTCGCACCGAAAGCGGTTGTCTCTGCCGTGTCTATTGTCTCTGGAAATGATATGTCATCACAATAAGTGCTTATGTTTTGTATACCAGATGATGCGTCGTCAAGCCTAAAGTAGCCTGACTTACCATGTACAAATGCCATTTTTGATTCCTCCTAGAATCTTGTTGCCGCCACCATAAAGGTGATGGACCCTGATGAACCGGCAGTTGAAGCCGTCACCCGAAGATAACGATTTACTGTACCAGTTACTGCTTTGATTTCACCGAGTTTGGTTGAAGCACCAACCACCGTGAAAGTAATTAGATCAGCCCACGATGAGTCGTTTGCTGAATGTTGAACTTTGATTGTTGTGTTTCCGTTCACTGTGTTTGTTGGAACGTGAAGCGTTGCCGCTCCGCCACTTGCGGAAGATGCGGCGTTATCTACTGAACTTAAAGCACCGAGTGAACCGTGAGCGATACTAGCTCCTAACGTGAGTTGCACTCCTCCGGTTAATCCGAGAGTCAGGTTGCTGGTTGAACCGCTGTCGCTTTGAAAGTCTGCACTTATGGCACTAATTCCGGCGACAGGAGTTGATACTGCATAACTGGTTTCGTGAGCCTGACCAAGTATTGCCCTGCTGCCGATTGCGGCGGAACCTTGACGGATAGTTATTACTGGTGTCGTTGTTGAACCTAGTATTGCCTGGAGTTCTTCGTCTGATCCGTCTGTGTCTGCCGCCCACATTCCTGCCAAACTTAATGTGCCGTCTTGTAATCCAGTTATGTAAGATTTGGAAGTGGCACCGAAAGCAGTTGATTCTTCTGCTGAAGTGGTAACGCTTATGTCGGCGCTATTGAAATATGCAGATAGGTCAAACTCGTCTACATAAACAGCGGTGTCTTTGCCTGTGATGAAAGCCATTACTCGTCATCTCCTGATTCTTCTTCTGCTTCTGGTTCTGGTTCTGGTTCAGATTGAGGAGCGGTTTTTCCTGCTGGAGAAATGTAGCCGTCATCTACGAGCCACTTGACATCTTTCGGCGCAGCTTCAAAAGATTCGCCTGGTGCGTATTCAATGTCTTTGATCGTGATGTTAGCTTCTCCGGTGACTTTGTATCTCGGCACTGTTCCTCGCTTCTAATTTCTGAGCATCACGAAGAAGGGCCACAAGTACCGGCCACTCGGACACTCGGACACTCTGGTCACTTCGGTCTATGTTGATATTGTAACCGGCGGTTTCTTGCCTGGTGTAACGGTTAAAGAAATCTTGATAAATATGTCGCAAATGTTTGAAACCTTGCCCCACCTATGGCATACTAGAAACATGAAGCAAACGAACAAAAAAGGAGAAGCTTCCAAAATGATAGAAAAAATAACACATGCAACTCGGATAGACAGAACAGAAGATGAAGCGATAGCCGAAATACTAGAGGACTATGCAGACTACATCGCAGAAGGCTGGGAATTTGATACCGGCGCTGAACTCATAGAAGAAGAGATCGGAAGTTTCGGACAAATAAACGTTTGGGAAATAAGAGTTCAAACCACACCAGCCTTGTACGACGGACTTACCGCAATAGACATGGAACTTCTTGGTTTAGAATAAAGATTTCCTGATTTCTTGAACCGCTCCGAAGGCAAACCATAGCAGAACAATCTGTTCCCTGCGAAGCCAAGCGAAGTTCATAGAGTGGAACCCTCGCCCGAAAGGGTGAGGGTTCTTCTATTGAAGTAAGAAACCAGACGAGGCGTTGATGTGTTTACATCTCCAACATTGAATACGAAACGGAGTTGAAATAAGTTCAGCAATTAAAGCTGGTCGCCCTCCACGCTCGGCTGCTGGTCCGGCGCATTCTGGATTGGCACAACGTAACATCTCAAAAGTTCGCCCAACCGGAATTGGCATCTCGCCGTAAATGTCATTCATCTTCTTCTGTCATGTTCTCCAGTTGAATTTCTACATTCATTAGCCGGTTATGGATATCGTCTACGGTCCAACTTTTAACGCTGGTGCTTAGATCAGAAATTCTTAATTGGTTGAGTCCTGAAATGCTTTCTTCTACTTCAATCATGCGTTCCGTTAAACTATCTAGTTCGGCGGTTGTTCTGGATTCTAATAGTTCTTCCAATGTAGCTATGCGGGAAATCTGTCCTGAACCGTAAACGCCTAGACTGACTCCGGCGCTGATTAGAGAAATAACTAAACCGAGTTTGACTTTGCTGACTGAAATTTGTCGCCACGATGTGAGCGCTTCTTCTTCGCTCATGGTTATGTCTCTTTGGTAACGTAATAATTTGCCACAAAAATTATTCGGTCTTGCGTGTCACGTTCTAATGGGAGTGGCGATTGTTGTGCCTCTATTCTCAAATATCTTGTAGAAGTTAACGTTTCATTTAGAATTAAAACTAGAACGCCCCAAACATCATTTGCTAATGCTTCTCCGGTTGCGTATGAAGCTGCGCGGCAGCGAACTTGTAATCCTGGCACTTCTAAATTAGGTGCCGCTGTTCCGAGTTGGTCTATTGGTGCTAGTCCTCCGGTTTGGTAAATAGCTACGCAAGTGTCTGGCGATTCAGGTAGCCGTCCGAGAAAAAGGTTTGTGCCAAGTGTCAGGTCTTGTGTTGAGATTGAAGCGGCAGCGAGTTTGGTGCCTATGTCGCTTAGCATTGTCATTTGATTAGTCCTTTAATCATTTTTACGATCTTCTTGTCGTAACCTATGAAAGCTTGTGTCGTAGGATATTCAAGATATTTTGATCCTCTGCCGGAACCTTGACCGGCTTCAACTGGTCCGGTTCCGCCACGATTTTTAGCAGGATGCCAATAATCAGGGTTCTCATGTTGGATCGCGGCGTAAGGAGCGGCGGTTCCTCCGTAACTAACTGTTCCTTCTATTTTTGCTCCTCCTACCGGAAACGTTACTACTTGAGAATCTGATAATTCGCCTTCCTCATAAGGCACGAGGTCGTTTGCTTTCTGTGCGATATCTGCTGTGACATCTTGAACAGCCATTCTTGTCGCCTGGATTACTTGACGGTTTCCTTGTGCGATAAGTCGTTGCACATCTTTTATGCCGGTAATCCTGATTGGTTCTTTAGCCATTATCTTTTCTTTCTACCGACATAAGCTACGACACCGACTTGTCCTTTCGGGTCGCGTCTGGTTTCAACCTGAACTATCGGGCGCGTGGCAGAAATAGGAGCAGGGAGTGTTATCTGGTCGTCAACATCTAACGTGAGCGAAGTGTCTGGAATATAAACCACCCATTCAACTTCTATTAAATCGTTTATGTCTCCACGATCTGATTCTTGGCTTCTGCGAATATATGCGTCGTAAGAGGTTGCGTCACCGGAGAACGATCTTTCTCCGTAATTATTGACAGTTGAAGATGTGCGAATGCTCACCGTGTCTGGTGTCATGTTGACTTTCAGGTCGGTTGCGAACTGTGCGGAAACGGCTGTCATTATTCCACGCTACTTTGTGCCTTGATGCCGCCTTCGTCTTTGTTTGTGAATTGACCACTAGAGAAATAAGGTTGTATGCGATCTGAATTATCTCTGTCTGTTTCTTTATCTGAAATTGTTAAGCCGCCAGCGTAAGGTGTTGGTACTGAACCTTCACGAGTTGAAAGTGCTTTTAGTTCTTCTGCTTGTATCCGGTAAGCTACTGCTTTCTGCGACATGGAAACCTTCATGTCTCCAACGGCTTGATCGGCCAGGCGTGAGAACTTAGAAGCGATAGTTGTGCAACAACGAGAAGCTACATCGTAAAGAGAGTCTGTTGATGTCGTGCTTCCTGTTACTTGTTTATTGACCCACGTGATTTCTTCGTTTGCTAATAATTGATCGTTTGTGTCCGTATCGCCACACAGAAACCTGATTGCATTTAATGCTGATGAGTCTGGATCACCTGAATAAGTCCATGCCATAGTTTGTCCTCGTCTTGAATAGGTAAAGCCGGAACGTCCAACCGAAACAAGTCGGTGTCGTTCCGGCTATTACCGTGAGTTATTTAGTTGTAAATTAAGCAGCTACAGGATTGCTAAAGAAGTAACCGAGAGCGCTGGAAACTAATTTGAAGTCCCACGCGCTTTGGATTTCTATACGATCCGAACGTAAGTGTTCCATACGGAAACGGCTTACGGCTGTGTTGCCACCCATTCCACCTGATTGGTTAAGACCTGACCAGATGAAGTTGTAACCGCCGGTTGGTGTTAGAAGTGACGGCGTGCTGGCTGAGTGAACCAGTAGTGCGTCACGATCACCAATTTGAGCGTAAGAAGCAGAAGCTCCTTCGTCGGCGGTGTTCTTAATTCCTGACATGACCAGAACTTCGTCAAGTCCCAAAACACGAGCCATAAGATCAGCGGTAACTGAATCAGAGGTGGTGTATTTGAAACGATCAACGAAATCTGCGTGGTTCTTCAAGATTGAAAACACCTTGTACGAAACAACCAATTTGTTCGGCAAGTAGCCGGTGTTGGTTAGGACTGTGTTTATTCCTGCTTGAATATCAGCGATTGGTGTTGAACCAGAAGCGGCGCTCCACAGTGTGGAAGGCGTGCTGTCAGTTCCCCAAACGGAAGTCGTGAAATAAGTTGATGCCCAGTCAATTTCTTGACGGATAAGCATTTGTTGAGTTAGAAACCGAGTCGCATCGGAATCAGGGCTTAGTGGGTCATCAGAATTGGCTCTTACCTGGTCGCTTATGTCTTTGTGTAGTCCATAGACGGCGCTGCTGTAAGAGTCGGTTGATAAGTTGTAACCGCTTCCGGCTGATTCGGTGCCTGGCGCGCGTAGTTCGGCCTGGTCACGCATAAAGTCAGCTTGAGTATAGGTAAAAAATTTATCTGATTGTTTCGCAACCGGAACGCTCGGAAAAACTTTTGGTGCCACAAAGCGATCTAGCTCTTGTTGGTAGGCGACTGAAATGTTGGATAATACTTGATCCACATGTACGTCGGAAATAGTTGGTTGTGCCATTTTTTTAGTTCCTCCTATGCCGCACGACTATTTGAAATAGTTATGAGGGCGGATTGTAAAGTGCCTGCGGCTCCACCTGTGATGACTTGACCGCAGTTGTATACGGTTGTCTCGGTGCCTGCGACGACTGGTTGCCCTTGACCGTCAGCTGAGCTGCCGAGACAGTCACCGGCGGCGACTGTTGCATCTACGGAGAATTTGGATATTCCAAATACTCTTACGACTGCTTGTTCGCCGGATTCTGGTGTGTTCTGGAGAACGCCGATTGGTTTGTCGGTTACTGCCGCACAAACTGTCACGGTATTATCACCGGACATTTTGACAAAGTAGTATTGTTTTGAGGATAGATCGGCGGAAGCTGTAAAAGTTCCGATGTCCTGTCCTATGGATTCGTATGCCATTTGTTAGGCTCCCATCTCTGTTACGTATGCTGCGTACATTTCAGGATTGGCTTTAGCCGCTTTTGAAATGCCGTCTGCAAGGTTGTTAGCTTCGCCACTTTCAACGAGTTGCTTAGCTAGGGATTCAATACGATCCCATGCGCCTGTTTCAACTTCGTCGCTGGCTTCTGTGCCGAGTTCTTTTAATACGCCCGACTCATTAAGAGCTGTGGCGCAACCATCAAAAATGTTTTCAATGACTTCTGCGGCTTCTGGTGCTGATTGTTGTAGAGAGCGAAGAACTGGTGCGAACTCACTAGGGACAACACCTGGAAGGATTGCCCAATCGTTAGCTCGTTCTGTTGCCTTCTCTAAAGCGCGTTCGTTCTTTACTGCATCTGCTTCGGCGCGAGCCTCGTCAAGTGCTTTTCGTAGATCAGAAACTTCCTTGCGGAAATCTTCGTCTACGACTGGAACCGTTACGGCTTCTTTCTCTACTTCAGCAGTAGGTTCGTGAGTTAGTTCACTCATTTCTTCTCCTGTTGTTTCAGTAGTTGTTGCCTCATGTGCGTCGGCTAATGCTTTGTCTAGTGAGTCGTCACTTGACTTCATCACTAGCCAGCCTTCATGAAGATTCGCAGGGTGATCCACGCCACTGATTTCGTTGAGTTCTAATTCAACAAGTTGTGTCGGTTGTTTCGCCATGCGTCTTTCTTCCGTCATTGAGGACATTCATAATAATAGGCAACGTTTGAAAGGTTGTGGTGACGGTTGCTTATATCTCGTCGCCGTGTCCTCTGTGCCATCCTTCGTGAGCGGCCAGGCGTTCAGATGTTTGGTCCAACTTCCGGTCTATGTTCTCTGTCCGGTGGTCTATGGATTTGAGTAGCGAATAGTTTTCGTTTACTGAATTTCGTACTTTAGCTGTGAAGAAAGAAAAGATGCCGGTTACGACAGCGATGACGGTTCCACCGACGGCGGCTATTAGTTCGTTTGTCATGTCGGGTATCGTATCGGATTTCCTGGCGATCATTTGACCAAAAGAAATCTTGATAAATATGTCGCAAATGTTTGAAACCTTGCCCCACCTATGGCATACTGGTCTATGTAAGAGAAAGCATGCGTAGCTTGGATTAGGTAAAGACCGACGACGAGGCGCGTGTTTCTCTTACACAAAAAAATAAATCTTCCCTACGGAGAAAAGATTTGAGGGTCGCTAGGTTTGGGGAAACAACTAGCGGCCCTCATTTTTTTTATGTCGCTATAGGATTTATGCCAGGCGTGAAACCATCGGCGAACTGATACCGGAACGGATCGTCGGGCGTATTGGAACCGATAAGCTGCGGCGGTTGAGTAATCACAGGGTCCATTAAAGTTTTGCAACGGCAATTCGGGTGAGCCGGATTTCCTAAACCGCTTCCGCCTCTGAAACCACCTGACCAATAAAACAAAGATTTGATCGGAATTCTCTTACCTGATAACGGACTACAAATATTGCAGACATCAAAGCCTGCCGTGTTCCAAGTCTTTGTTGCTTGTGGTCCACAGATTCCCGAATCTATGCATGCTTCATACGAGGCTTGTCTTGCTGCCGCTTGAGCGATTGATGTTTCTGTTCTTGCGATCATTTTCGCTCTGCTTCTTCTTAGCTTGTCGGCGTATCTTTTTGTTCGCTTGTCTAGAAGTTCTGCGGCTCTTTCTCCGGTGATGCCTCTAGCTGTTAGTTGTTCTGCTGTTCTGTCTGCGTAATTGTTTACGGCGTTTGCCCATCGTGGAAATAATCCGTTTGTGTATTGGCTTCTATAGATTGTGGCTGTTTCAGGAGTGATTGTCGGAGCTGTTGTTTCAAGAATTTGAAAGATGCCTCTTGCTGTTTGCGTTCTTGTTCTTCCAGTAACAGTTCTTCCGGTGTTGAACTCTTGAACCTGTGTGTACCCTAATTCAATTTGGGCGAGAATTGTGTCTCGTTCTGTTGCTGCTATGTGGGAAAGTATTTCACCGGCTTGTCGTCTTGCCTGGACGCGAAGAACCATATCTGGGTAAGCAACGTTGAAAGGGTCATAAGGAACAGAACTCCATTCTGGAAACTCTGGAAAATCTGGTGTCAATACTGCTTTTTCTATAGCTGGTTTCTTCAACCGGACCGGCGAACCAAGTTGGCGCATGTTGCGATTAACAGCTTCACGGATTTGTTCGTCTGATTCTTTAGTCTCTTGTAAAAGAATCGCATACAAGGCTTCTTCTATCTTGAACCATTCACGATCCATTTCTGTGGTGACTCGTTCCGTGAATTCAATTCCGTCAATTTTTCCCTGCACCAATTCATCAACACGGCGGCGTGGCATACTATCCAGAACTTCTCTGAAAACATTTTCTAATGCTTTCTCTCCGTACCGTTGCCGCCTCTTACGAAACGAAACGTGAACGTGGGTCATCAGATTTCTTCTGATTCTCCTGCTGGCATACCGACTAGATCTCTCAACCATTCACCCATTGATTCATCTGGTAGTAACGCTCCGGCAGAAGAAAGCTTTGAAACGTAATCTGATATTTCTGGCAGGTTCACGTTCTTCGGTGGTGTAAATTCTAGGGTCGGGTGGAGTTCATGTTCTACGCCGTTTAATCTCATGAGTCGTGGGATAGCGTATTTGTTGAACACATCGGCGATGCCGGTTAGCCATGCTGTGATGGATTCTTGAAAGAGGCTGATCTTTGAAACGCTTAACGCTTGGGTTCCTACTTTGTCGTGTCCGAGCATAATAAAGTCGGCGAGAACAGACATTGCGATTCTTGCGTCGTACCTGGTCGCGATTTCGTTTGTGTCAAACTGGCGGCGGCCTCCTGTTGTCATCAGTTGAATGTCGTAAGCTTTTTGTTTCGTGTCTGGATCGTATGCCAGAGGGAAAACTAATCCTTCTTGCTCATCTCGTCTGATATTGCGAACGATTTCTTTGATCGCATTAAGGGCGGCGGTTTCTTGTGATGTCGCATTGTCTGAAAGCAGTTGTGGTGGAACAAACGCAACTGGCAGTCCTGCGAGGTCGCGTTCTATGCCTATAGCCTCTATCTCCAGAATGCGTCTTTGGTAATACCATGACACGTAAGCGTTGCGAAGAATAGAACGGCCTCTTGGATTGTTTAGCTTCGTGGTTGTTCTGAACAGGAGCGCCTTCTCTATCGGCATGAATACTCTGCCTCTGCCGGAAGTGTAATCGTTCTGATAGATGCCTTCTATGCCGCCGTTGTGGTCAAAATCCCAACCGTCAATCGTTGTCTGTGCGCGGACGGGCATTTTTCTCCACCCGATACGCCCATCGTTGAAGTGGGAACTTTCGCCGTCGTTCTCCATATAACCGAACCGGCGTTTGTAAACGATTTCGTTTACGCAGAATCCGTATGTGAGCATTGATAAAATATTGGAAAGTAAATCTAGCCATGAGTGGCTCATGTCATTCATGCAACTGGCAACGAATTCGGCTTCTTGGACTGCTCGCTCGTTGTTTTCGTCTGCTGGTTTCACGGTCCATTCAACTGAACGGAATTGCATTTCTATTGCGTGAAGGATCGCACCGATGATTGGGTGGTTGTCTGCCATCTCCCGAAACGTGGCTGTTCCTCTGTTGCCTTGCAGAAACTTTAAGAAATCTTCTTCTACTCTGCCAGAATACTGAACAAGACCAGATGAACCTATTTCACCGAAATCGGTTGATGATGGTTTCTCTTTTTTGACTTGCTGCTTCGGTTGTTGTTTCGGTTTAGCGTTACTCATTTAATGACCCAATAATTCTCCTGCGACAACCCTGATGGTATCACTGTTGGCGGTGCTTGGTTGCCCACTAATAGTTCAGTAGCTCCCCAAACAAGTGCGTCAAGTCTATCCGGCGACGCGCTTTCGCCTGGAACCCACGAACAGAGTTGATCTTCTAACTGGTTGAAAGCTCCGACATGGTGGACTTTCCCTTGCTCATAAAGTGCCGCCACTGGTTCGGCTCTGGTTCTTTTCCCTCTTGAAGCGTGAACCAATCTGATTGGCACGTTGTCATCAACTGTCGCCAAAGTGTGTTTCACCATGTCGCCTCCTTGATTTGATTCGGCGATTATCTTGTCGGCTTTTAATGTGTGGTAAAGAGCTATCGCTTGCCTGGCCCATTCGTTAGGTGTTCCTCTGGTTGATCTATCTTCTAAAACGTAGCCGTGATTTCTTTCATCAACTCCGACAGCGACTATTCCTGTTTCCGCCGAATCAGTGTTTGAAGATATGGCAGGGTCTATAGCTATTACGATACGCTTTAAGAATGGCAATTCAGTTACTCTGTTCGCATCTAGCATGTCTCGGTTCCACAACGCGCCGTCTACGTCGTCAAGAATTTCGGCGTGTAGCTCCTGGCGGCCCAATCGGGTTCCCTCATAGCGAGCCGTCACTTCATCAAGAAAGGCAGATGCAAGATTCGCAGCATTATCAAAGGTACTTCCTCTAGTTGTGTGAACATCGGACCGTGTTATGAGGCTTTTGATTAAACTTGTTGGTCTTGGTGTGGTCGTTACGACTGCTCTTGGGTTTTCTCCGATGCGTAATCCAAAATTGAGCATGTCCCACGCTTCTGGATACCGCCAAGCAGCAAGTTCATCACACCAAGCAAGATCGTGATTAGGACCGCGAAGGCGATCAGGCTCGTCAGCAGAATAAGTTGTCGCAACCGCTCCGGTATGGAAAGTGATCCTTCTCTTTGATGGTTCATAGGTTGGTCTTTGGTCTGATGGGAATACTCCTAGTAAACCAGATTCTCCTTCTATCATGGTATCTCTTGCGTCTGCTGCTGTTGGAGCTATGAGTGCGATGTGTCCTGCTCTGTTTCCGTCTACTTCTTGACGTATGAACTCAGCACCGCATCTTGTCTTGCCAAAACCGCGACCTGCAAGTAACAACCACACGCGCCAATTCCATTCTGGAGAAAGTTGTGACGGCCTGGCCCAAGTTGGCCAGTGGTATAATAGTTTTTGTTTCTGAACCTGTGAGAGTCCATTAATGATTGCCATCCGGTCTTTGAGTGGCAGTTTTGCTAACTGTTGAGCCGGTGAAAGATCATTCTTCAAGGACATCGGCTTCTAGAACTGTCGGGTCACGTTCTGCGATAGCGTTTATGCGATCTTCCAACAATTTGCCGATGTCGCTGGATATTTCAAGAGGTCCGCCATCTGCTCCTGTGACTGTGTGTTGTTTCGGTGCATCTAAACCCCACAATTCTGCACGACGTTTTTCAATTTTTAAGCATCGGTCTATGGCTTGCAGGTTTCCGTTTCGTGCTTCCAAATATGCTTGCGTAAATATTCGGTCTAGGCGTTCCGATTGAATGATGCGTTGCTGTTCTACTGTTTCAATAGCCCACCGTTTCATCGCTGCGTCGTAAGCTTTTTTCGCTCCTTGCCTGCCTGCGTATCCGGTTCGTTTCGCTATTTCTTCAAATGATAGACCGGCGCATCGTAGCTCTAAAACTTCGCGGTACCGTTCTGCTCTTGATGGAGTTAGTTGCTTCATAACCTTTCTGCCGTTCCTCCTGTGTGATCTTCCCAGCGTTTAATAATCAGGTCGCAATATCCTTCATCAAGTTCAGTAATGAAACACCGGCGGTTTAGTTTCTCGGCAGCAATAATTTCCGGCGCTGTTCCTCCAAACGGCACACCTATCGTGTCTCCTAATTTGGTGCTGGTTCTTATTATTCGTTCCATAGCTTCAACAGGTTTTGGTGTTGCGTGGTTGAATCTTTCTTCGCCGTAAACTCTGGACAAATCCCAAACGTCTGTCATGAGTTCGTACTCATTATTGAAAGTTGATCTTTCTTCTCTTAATTTTTTACTTAGATCCCTTCTGTATTCGTTGCCGCCTTCTTTTACTTCGGGAAAGAACTTATAGAAAAGATCATCGTAAGGAATATCAAAAGCTTCGCCTTGAGCGGCTTTTTGAAGAATGTTGTAATTGTTTCTGCTTAGGATTTGAAATTGTGATTTGCTAAACCAGTGTCCTGCCATAAATGTTTCGGTTAAACGATTCACATGGTTTTTGGTCCATTGAACTTTTGCGAGTTGTTCGTTGAGCCAGGTTAGGAGAGGTTCGTATCCTTCCCAGAAGTCATCTTTGTTTTGGTTGCCGAGAAATTGTTGACCCATCATGAAGAATAGGCACCGCTCGGAAGCTGTCGGATACATGTGGTGGCTAGGAGAACCCATACCCATGCCGCTTCCTTTATCCCAAACAATTTCGTTTCTGAAAGTTAAGTCGTCGTCTTTGCTTAGTCCTGAACTCCACCAGAGTCTCCACAAATCTTCGGCGTTCCCCCAAATATATAACGATGAATTGTCGGCCATTACTGGTTTCCACGCCTTCCACCATTCAAGCTGAAATTTGTCTAGTTCTTCTCTGTAAAGATTATCGTTTGCGATTCCATCTTTTTCTTTTCCCATTCCGTATGGCGGATCGGCATGCAGAAGATCAACTTTGCCACCGTCTAAAAGTTCTTCTATGTTTTTCGGGTTGGTTGTGTCTACACAATAAAGAACATGCGGCCCTAAACGAATCTTGTCTCCACTTTTCGTAATGGGCGGCGGCGGTGTTACTGGTTCCGTCATTTCTTTTTCCGGTTTCGGGTCCAGATTAATTTCTGCCATCAGTTCATCTAAATCGTCGCCGTCGTATCCGGTTCCTAATAAGTCATTAGTGGAAGCGAGTTCAGTCAATAAGCCGAGCAGGACATCTTCGTTGTGTGATGCGAGATCGTTTGTTCTGTTGTCTGCCAACATTATTTTCCTGGCTGTCGTGTCGTCTACGTCTACCCAATAGACCGGAACTTCTTTTATGCCTAGCTGTTGCGCGGCTTGCAGTCGGTGGTTACCTGCTAGAACGTGTCCGGTTGATTTCTGTGCGACGACTGTTCCGTACCATCCGTTCTGCTCAATACTGACAGCGATTGCTCCTATGTCGCCTTCTCTAGGGTTTTCTGGGTGTAGTGATAGGTCTTTGATTTTTTCGGTTTTAATTTCCATGTCTACTACTCTAGCGTCGCTAGTTGCGTCCACCGTAACTTTTCCGATTTGCATACTAGGTCGGGGTATGCTAAAATGGTTTTATGAAGCAAACGGCAAAGGAGCCAAATATGGAAACAGATAGGTGCGACATATTTATTTATGGTGGCACAGTTCATTCTAAAAGAGACTTAGAGTTTGAAGCGATAGTTGAAAAGGAAATGGCTGATTACTACATCTGGCAAGAAGCAACCAAAATGAGAATGACATACAATCAGTACGTCGCTCATCTTGAAGCTAACCCAGAAGAATCATCATCGGCTGGAACTGTGAAAGAGATTAAGCGAGAAGGGCAACGGACATTGAAGCGAGGAGCGAATGTTCGGGTTCAACTCAAACAAGTTAAAGGCACGAAGAAAGATGACGGCTATGTTGTTGAGTGTTACGACGACAACACGGTCCGAGTCTATTTGGAAGATTACGGCAACAGCCGAATCGTTACTGTTAATGAGTTCATTAAAGGAAGAGCCGGAACTACGCCGGTTCGGAAAGAGCAAGCATGAGTATTTATGATCGGCCAGAAGATAGGCAACAGCAAGAAATGTATGCTGCCGAACGTTCTGTTGATTGGTCAAAGTATCAGGGTGAGATTAGGAAGCCGGAACACATACCGTTTGGCGCAACGAAACATTTCACTCAAGAAGGTTTTGAGACTCTTGAAGATTGTTGGCAATATCTAAACGGCGTGATGAATAAGGCATGGTTTCGGAAACGGTATTTGCGAACTGCGAACAGGTTGGCATCTCCTAAAGGAACTAAGACATTCAGAGAACACGGCGGCAAGGTTATTCCGGTGGGATACAGAAGAAATGAATATACGACTCACGGTTTGGAACTTGTCCCTTCTGCGCGAGGAGGGTTTGCTCTGGGCGGTTACAGAATCGGGTTGAGTAATTGGGCAAGACAGGAACGTGTCATACTTCACGAGTTGGCTCATCTCATAAACTATGTAGAGAACAAAAGCTCTAGAAAATATAATCAGGATCATGGTTGGCAGTTCTGCTCTATCTATTTAACTCTGGTCGGGTTCATGATGGGACCGGAAGCGAAAAGCGAACTTCGTGAAGCCTTCAAAAAGCACAACGTGAAATACTTACGCCCGCGAGGGTTGGGTGTCATACCTGGCGATGAGCCTGAACGGTGGGTTGCCTAATGAAAGTGGTTTCTCTGTTCTCTGGTGCTGGCGGTTTAGATTTAGGATTTACCAAAGCAGGGTTTGATGTTATCTGGGCAAATGAATACGACAAAACAATTTGGGAAACATATAGATTGAATCACCCAGACTCTTTGTTGAATACCCGAAGCCTGGTGGACGTTCTCAGCAAAGATATTCCTGACTGTGATGGGATTGTTGGTGGTCCACCATGCCAAAGTTGGAGTTTGGCTGGTTCTCAAAAGGGTATAGAAGATAAGCGAGGGCGATTATTTTTTGAGTTTGTAAGGGTGTTGGAAGATAAGCAACCAAAGTTTTTTGTAGCTGAAAACGTTCAAGGAATTCTTTCACCCAAAAACAGTCACGTTGTGGAACGTCTAACAAAATTGTTTAAGGATTCCGGTTATCGTTTATACAGTAAGTTATTTAATGTTGCCGACTATGGGATTCCACAAGATAGAAAACGTATAATATTTTTAGGCATACATAAGGATTTTGATTTCTCTTACAATTTTCCCACTCCAAACAAAAAAGCTAATCTAAGAAATGCAATTTATGACTTGCAAGAATACGAAGTAAAATCTGCGAAGTATGGCCAGAAGTCCACCGACTGCGAATTTGTAAATCATGAATTTATGGAGGGTGGTTACTCATCTTCTTTTATGTCTAGGAATAGGGTTCGGAACTGGGACGAGCCTTCATTTACAATTGTGGCATCAGCGAGACATACGCCGTTTCATCCACAAGCTCCTAAAATGGTAAAGAAAGAACAAGATGTTTTTGCTTTTGAAAGTGGGAAAGAAAGTCTGTATCGCAGGTTATCTATACGAGAGTGTGCCAGAATTCAAACTTTCCCAGATGACTTTGAATTTATTTATAGCAAGATACAAGACGGATATAAAATGGTTGGCAACGCAGTTCCTCCTGAATTTGCATACCGATTAGCAACTAGCATTAAGGAATGCCTGACCTAGTAACCTAAATGTCACTAGGTCGGGCTATAATTAAAAACAACAGAAAAGAAAGTAAAGGAGAAGCAAGTAATGGAAGACCCAAATTTTAGCAAGAGCAACACGTTTCCGGAATTAGTTAAGACTTTAAGGTCTTACGGTTTGCCGGAAGAAGAAATAGCAAAAATTATTCCTGCAGAATATTTGAAAACAGAAAGTAAAGGAGAAAACATTGACAACATTAGTTGAGATGAACGAGGGCGAACATTTTGCCCTCGTAACTAAACAGGCAGAGATGCTGGCTAACGCAAATATCATTCCGGCGGCATACAGAAGAAAACCAGCTGACATTATCGCGGCAGGATTAGCTGGTCGCGCATACGGTTGGGACGTAATGTCGGCGATGCGGAACTTTCACGTTATAGAAGGTACTGCATCTATGCGACCAGAAGCGATGCTCGGATTAGTGAGACACGCTGGCCACTCGGTTCTGATTGAAGTAAACAACACGAAAGCGGTGGCAATAGGTAGGCGCTGCGATACTGGCGATGAGCATAGAGCCGAGTTCAGTATGAAAGATGCGGAGGTGGCTGGTCTTAATCAGAAACGGAACTGGAAGCAATACGGAGAAGCGATGCTTACCTGGCGCGCTGTTTCAATTCTGTGTCGTGTCTTGTTTCCTGATGTGGTTCTCGGAGCTGGGTACGTTCCAGAAGAATTAGGAATTGAAAACACAAATCAAAATGGTGAGATCATAGAAGTTGAATTTGCTAAAACACCAGATTCTTCTGGCTCTGAGATCCATTCAGAGAACCAAAAAGAAATTGGGAGCGATAATATACCAACCGAAATAAGTGAACTGGTTGAAGAAACAACAGAAACCGAACAACTGAAAGAGTTGATTAGTTCTCTCGGAGAAGTTGATAAGGCATTGTTGAAAGAATGGTGGAAGTCAGAAGGGTTTCCTTCTATATCTTCTGGCGATATGACCGACGAACAAATTGACACGGTTTCAGAACGAATCCAATGGTTGTTGGGTTAGGGTTAGAAGGGAGGGACCGTCACAAGGAAGCAGTCCCTCCCATAGCACGACGGAAAGGAGTTAAACATCGTGCCAGAATTGAACCCTACACCATCGCCTCCTGGCCGTTTCACATTTTCAATTATTCCCGAATGGATATTAGATCATGAAAAACTTTCACACGGTGCTGTCCGCCTTTATGGGATTCTCGCTCGTTATTCAGATTCAAGCGGTGTTAGTTGGCCGAGTAGAACTACTCTTGCGAGGCGGCTTCGTTGCACTCCGATCACGATTGACAGATGGGCGGCTGAACTGGTGGAAGTTGAAGCTTTGACGATCACAAGAAGGAAGGGTGAGACAACTAAAAATAATTTGACGAACTTATGGGAAATCCACAGGGTGGCATCATCGGTGTTACTATCTAGTGAAGCCTATGTGGACACGGTGGCATCGTCTGTGTTACACAGAACTAGAACCAAAAGAACTAAAACCAGTGAAGGTAAAAACCTATTAGATGAACTTATTGAAAAGGAGATTCAATGACTGAACTGAAAGAACCAGAACCAAGAGACTTGAAAACAGATTTGCAAGTTATTGACTATGCCAGAGAGGTTGTTGTCAAATACCGGAACCGCAGTTCTGATTCTCAAGAGAAACGAAACTTGATGCATTTGATTCTCCACTTGTCAGACATCAAAGCCATTCTATTTCGCGAGGGAGAAGTTACCTTGAAGGAGAAGGAGTGATGACATTGAAAAGCAAATTTAAGGTCGGCAATTTGGAATGGGAAATTGAGATATTTGATAACGGTGGAGAGTTTTACGGCATTGCAAGTTGTGAACACATTTCGGTTGTTGGGTTGCCTCAGCCGACTGTGAGAAAAGCATTATCCGATACTCAGTCTTTTGCTAAAAGAGTTGTGATTCCTAACTCGTGGTTTGGAATAAATAATGTCTAGGGTTGGAGCTTTGAAAGCATTAAAAATTTTATGTATCGCTCACGATGTTGAACTCAAACAAGACCGGATAGATGTTTACTGCATAGCTCTTGAAGATTTGCCAGACCCAGAACTTATTTCTAGTGCGGAACGCCTGGTGCGGATTAGTAAGTGGTTTCCTAAACCGGCAGAGATCAGAGAAGAAGCAACAATGAATATGGTTGGTGGTGCAATACCTACCGCGACTGCTGCATGGGGAGAAGTAGTCCACCAGATCAGATCGGTTGGCGCTAGTGGAGTTCCTGATTGGTCGCATGAAATTATCAAACAGGCGGTCTGGGATACAGGTGGTTACGGAAACTTATGCAGATCAACAAAACCAGATGCAGATAGAAACCGATTTATCGCTGCTTACAATTTAGCGGCGCTTCAAGTCAGGCGAGAACTGATGTCTGGTCGCGGAGGGACTTACTAATGAAGAAACTAGGAAGCCTCTGCACCGGATACGGTGGTTTGGATTTAGCTGTTGAAGAATACTTTGGCGCTGAAATGGTTTGGTATTCAGAAATAGGAAAAGCGCCTTCAAAAATAGTTGACTATCATTGGTCTGCAATTAACCCACCCAACTTAGGCGACTTAACAAAAACAAACTTTGATACAGTAGAGCCGGTAGACATTCTTTGTGCCGGATTTCCGTGTCAGCCTTTTTCAGTTGCCGGAAATAAGAAAGGAAGTAGCGATGAAAGGCATCTTTGGCCCATTATCAAAAACACTATCAGCTCATTACGACCCCGACTCAAAACAGTCGTCTTGGAAAACGTGCCAGCAATCTTTGGATTTCGGAACGTTGTCCCAACCATACTTGGAGACTTGTTCCAAATGGGGTTGCGTGACATCAGATGGTGCGTTGTGGGAGCTTACCAAGTCGGAGCGCCGATTAGAAGAAACAGATGGTTTTGCGTTGCTACCGAGTCCGGCAGTAAACGATATGGGGCGCGGCTACAAGACTCCGGCAGATTGGGAAGCGTGGGTTCAAACATTAAGCACGAAGTCTCACGGCAAAAGTATGAAAATAGAACTTCAAAAGATTATGGAGAGTACGCTCAAGCAATCCGACGATGGGAAGAAATAACAAGACCTGCACCAGATGAACTGTACGACGAAAAAGGCGCTCATAGTTTATTTGTGGAGTGGGTCATGGGTTTGCCTTCTGGTTGGCTGACTGGTCATGGGTTAAGTCGTGCTGCTGAATTAAAATTATTAGGCAACGGTGTAGTTCCACAACAAGCGCTCCTGGCATTCAAACAATTAGAAGGCTTCCCGAAATAATGCCACGCTGGCCGGAACGTACTTTTGATGAAATGGTTGGGTTCAGAAAGAACCAGCCGACGGTCAAGAGTCAAGGGTATGTGAATTATGTTGATGCGAAAGTTTTGGTTCATCATCATTTCAGTTTGATGAAAGCTTTTGATGAAAGAGTTGCTGAGCTAAAAGAGTTTATTGCCGAATGCTATGACAGAGAACTCAAGACCGGAGAGGACTTTGAACCTGACGAAGAAAGAGCGAAAGAGTTGCGGAAAGAGTTGAGAAGTTTAGAGGACGGCATGAGCAGGTTGTTGGCTCATGCGAAATGGAGTAGTAATTAATTTAAAGAAATATGCCGCAAAGTGTTGAAACCTTCCCCCACCTATGGTAAAGTACTTATATGAAGCAAACAGAGATTCAAAAGGAGCAAGTAATGGAAGATTCAAATATAGAGTTTGAGTTCAATGAAGAATTAGGGGACTTTCAAGTCTTTATAGAAGAGGGAGAACCTAACCCTTTAGAAACAGAAAGAGAGTAAGCAATGGGTAATCAAGAAGCAAGAGAAATGAAAGAACTCAAGCAAGAGCTTGAAGTTCTGAAAATGGAAAACGCAGGTTTGCGTTTATGTTTAACAAAACCATTATATAAATTTACTAGTAAACCAGAAGATGTCACAGTTGATGCTTCTAGGTTGACTTGGTAAGTTCAAGATATGAAGCGGACACCACTCAAACGAAAAACACCGCTACGGTCAAAAACTTATTTGAAACGTAAGACGAGATTGAAACCGATTTCAGATAAGCGCCGAAAGCTCCTGGCGCAGAGGCGAACATTTGTTCGGGAACAATTAGCCGCACGACCTGTCTGTGAAGCTGGTCCGGTTATTTCTGATTACTACAGAACAAACCCTGTCCTGATTGAATGCGGAGTTGAATATCGTTGCAACAATCAGGCGGTGGATATTCATGAACCATTGACAAGAGCGAGAGGTGGTTCCATTGTTGATGTGGATAATTCTATGGCGGTTTGCCGTATGTGTCACGATTGGATTCACCGTAATCCACAACTAGCGACGGACCTTCATTTGCTCAAAAGAGCGAACATAGACTAGGATATGGAAATGCCGATAACGAAAACAGTTGTCCCACGCCGATGGGTTTTGGAAGATAGAGAAAAGTCTTGGACCGTGAACCAAGAACGCACCTGGCATTTCCATAAGCGAGCAAAAATGGTTCGTGATTGTCGGGAACGGTTTGGCTGGTTGGTAGCTGAACAGAAATTGCCTAGACTAGACAAGGTAAAGGTTTCAATAGTTCCACTAGCGAAAGACAAACGTGGGATTCAAGATGTCGGAGCTTGTCTGCCTGCTGCAAAAGCGGCGGTTGATGCTCTGGTTGATATGGGCGTTATCCCTGATGACGATCCGAAACACGTGTTGGCATTAAGTTTTTATGCCACACAAATAATAGGCTACGACGGTTTGCGAGTCGTCATACAAGAAACAAATTAAGGAGAAATATGGAAACAACAGAATCAGTCGGTGCAACTCTGACGAAACAAATGAGAATAGGTTTAGACAAAGTAAACGAGTTGTCTATTCAGCGACGCGCCTGGTGGTATAAACAAAATCAGGAAGGTGTTCCACAAGCGACCCTTGCAAAAGAAGCAGGTGTTGTTACTCATACCGTTTACACAGAAATCAGAAAATATAAGGAGAGCAAGCTATGTCACGAAATATCCCAGACCATTTAAGACACTCGGCACATAAAGAAATCGTTGATGCGATAATTGCTGAACCAAAAAACCAAACATTGAGTTCTGCCGATATTTACAAAAACAAATTAAGAGCGGAGAAGCTTGAGGCAGAGCGTTACGACTCTGTGATGAGTGGAATAGACGAGATGTTTAATTCTCTGCTTGAACAAATGGTAAAGGAGAACCAGTAATGTCAGAAACTATTTCGCATGAACCGCCGAAAGACGAAAACGGCAGATACACAGAAGAAGGTTTCATCGTTTCTTGCCGGAAATGTGGCGACTGGTCTTGGGTTAAAGACGCAGAACACAAGGAACAGCTTGAAGGGATAGAACGTGAACCGTTGAAAGGTCGTAGCAAATATATGTGCCGAGCTTGCATGGTTTCGTTGTTCTAATGAAAGTCACAAGAGAAGATCGGGAACTTTACGACATTCCTCATCTTGACGAAATACAAAAACAGAAAACAGAAACAGAAAGAGAGAAAGAATATGAGCGACAGGTTTGCTGCAAACCGGCCCAAACCTAAACGGATTACCTATTGGTTTGGGATTCAGGAAAACTATCTTGACGACGACGGCACACCGCTTCAAGAAATAGACGTAAGTAAGTTTGAAGGTTTAGAAGATCAAGGCGTTCAAAAGGTTTACTGGTTCTGGTGCCGTAACTGCATCAGCACCGCTTTCGTTTTAAGTGAAGAAGATCGGAGCCGATTAACTGGTGTCTATAAAGAAGGCGACAGAAACTATTTTATGTGTTGCATAGCTTAGGAGCGAATATGACCGAGACAACAAATAAACATAAGAGGCACGAATACAATCTGCCGCTTGATCAGCGCCTGGCTAAAGTAAAAGGAAAACGTAATGAGGGATATATTACGATTGAAACTCAAATGACGACTTTGAAGTTCCGGCAAATTGTTGAAGCTATAGACCACAGAATTGAAGAATTAGAGGACTTCGCGAACGATGCTTTTGATTCTGAAATAGTTGACGCGATTGAAGATCAGAAGGCAGGCAAACGATATGAGCGACATTTGCGACAACTGAAAGAAGCGAAAGAAACTTTGTGGAACGGAACAAAATGGTCAGGAAACCCTTTTAAATGAAAATATTAAATCTGTATTCGGGAATTGGTGGCAACAGAAAGTATTGGAACGATCACGAAGTCACAGCGGTTGAAACAGACGAAAAGATTGCCGCCGTCTATAAATCTTTATATCCAAACGACACAGTTTTAATTCAAGACGCACACGAATTTTTATTGCATAACCACAACGATTTTGATTTTATCTGGTCCAGTCCTCCATGCCAAAGTCATTCACGAATGCAGTTAGCGGGAAGAAATAGAAAACCTAGATATCCGGACATGAGACTTTACGAAGAAATTGTTTATCTTCGGCAATTCTCAAACGCTTACTGGATAGTTGAGAACGTGAAACCCTATTACGGCGAACTGATTCCAGCCACTGTTATAGGTCGCCATTATTTCTGGTCCAATTTTTCTTTCACAGCTCAGGACGTTCCACGCCCTAAAGGATTTATTAACCCGAAGCGAGTAGGGAAACAAGATTTGATGGATTGGTTAGGAATTTATTATGAAGGGAATGTTTATTACGATGGGAACCATTGCCCTTTTCAAGTCTTGAGAAATTGTGTGCATCCGGAAATAGGTCGCCAGATTTTAGATTGCCTGGAACCGTTAAAAATGACTTAAAAGAAATAGTAAGAAATATGTCGCAAATGTTTGAAACCTTGCCCCACCTATGGCATACTAGAAACATGAAGGAAACAACAACAAAAGGAGAAGCTTTCATGTTAAACAAATCATTAGAAATGGAAATAGAGTTTCAGGCACACATGTTTATTTCAGCAACAAGCAAAGCTGTTGAAACTATTTACAGTGTAGAAACAGCAGAAGAAGCAGACGAGGCAATCACTGAATTGATAGAAGCAATACAAGATCACCGACTAGCATTTCAAAGCTCTTACGGCGAAATTGGCGAACTATATGAAGCAATTCAAGAAGCAAGATGGCAACTAGACAGAAGGTTCATTGAAGAAAACGGAGTTCCTCTTAACTGTGGATTTATCCCACAAGTTTAACAAACTCAACAACAACAGAAAGAGCAAGCAAATTGAAAACATTTACTCAAAAACAAGAGCAGCAGTTAATTAAAAACCATCAGGCAAACTTTGGTAAAGAAGAAACCACAGATTTCAAACCTGTCGTAAAACTTATGGTCCGTGTCGGCGGTAATGCGACCTGGTTATTGTCTGAACTAGAACCAGAATCACGCATCGCTTTCGGCCTCTGTGATCTCGGAATGGGATCACCTGAATTGGGATATGTAAGCATTGACGATCTTGAAAAATTAGGTTGGCAATTAGAACGCGACATGTATTTTGAAGCTAAGAAAACTTTGAAAGAATACACCGTTTCTTCACGGAACATGGGAAGCATTGTCGCATGAGAATTCCTGATCGTGTCCGAATCATTTTCGCTCTTGCTGTGACTGTCAGTTGTGGCGCTCATCAAGTTGCTGTCGGGTTATCCGGCGAGCCGGTTGAGAGCTGGACCTATTCTGATTCAGTGCAGCAACGAACAACGATTTTGCCGGAACCAAAGCCAACTGTAGAGACCGACCCCTTTCTGGTTTCTACGACTACATATATTGAAGCTGATACGACTTCAACTTTGGTTCCGGCAGTTACGCTTCTTGACTTGATTCAAGAATACTTTCAACCGGAAGATTGGGACTGGGCATTGCGAGTGGCTTTCTGCGAGTCGTCTGCTCAATCCTACGATACGACTAGCGACGCTCGTCATCCGAGTTCGGGTGCTTCTGGCTGGTTCCAGCATCTTCCAAAATTTTGGGAGGAACGATCACGGAAAGCTGGAATACCTGGCGGAGACATTATGGACCCAAGAAACAATGTTCTTGTTGCTGCATGGCTTCTGTATGAAACTTCGCAGGGTACTTCTCACTGGTATCCGTCAGAGCATTGTTGGGAATAAAGATGTCAAATAATAAGGAGAAAGAAATGCAAAATTATGCTAGTTTCGCTGTCGCTAGAAATAGTGATCCTGACACAAGTTGGGAGGCGGCTGAATCGTTAGGCGATTTAGGCAAACTACAACAGAAGGTTCTTGAAGTGTTGAAGCAAATAGGACCGGCTACAGATGAAGCTATTCACGAATTTTATGAGTGGATGTACGATACAAGAGTTTCACCATCAACAACACGGACACGGCGCAAAGAATTGCAAGACATGAACCTGGTAGTTCTGGTAGATAGGAACGGAACGACTAAAGGTGGCAGGCGCTGTCAAAGATTTGCAATTAACCATGTCGCTAATCATTTACAGTTGGAGTTGATCTGAATATGTCGGAACCGGAAGAAGAAACCCACCCGACCCTATGTTGGGAAATTAACGAAACAGAATACGAGCTTGCATTTGGTTATGTAGATAATGAACCTACTGCCGCTTTATTTATTAAAGACCGGCCAGAAGTTCAGGCGTTAATTCCACAGGAAGTTCTCGGCATAGCTGCTGAGCAGGGTTGGCTTACGCAGGAATTGTTGTGGGAAGAAAACGATAAGCGATTATTGGATAAGCGTTCCGAATAGAGGCTATCCTTTATTTCATGACGAAATTATTAGAAGAAACTGACGACTGGTTTTTGTTCCAAATTGGGAACGAGGGTTATGTTCCGTTTGGGGAAAAGTATGTTTTTAAGCGTGATGTGAATAAGGGCGACATAAGAGGGAAAGCTGGTACCACGAAAATGTTTTACACTGAAACTCTTGGCGATGGTTCTCCTTGCCTGGAACCACGCAAAATAGGACTTAGAAAGAAATATAAGAAATCTTGATAAATATGCCGCAAAATGTTGAAACCTTCCCCCACCTATGGTAAAGTACTTATATGAAGCAAACAAACAAAAAAGGAGAAGCTTCCAAAATGAAATCACAAATTGTTTCTTACAAAGGTCACCAGATACAAGTAGAGGAAGATGGCGACATCACAGTATGGGAACTAAACACTGACGGTAATGCGCTTGGTCACTTCTTGGTTAGTTCTTTTAAAGAAGCCAAAGAAGAAATTACTAGGATCGTTAATGAACAACGCGAATACGAAAAAACTGTGAAGATATTCGGACTGAATGGTTAAGTCGGGTTCAATTCCCGACAGTCCACGATAAGATAAAAAAGTACTTGAAAACTAAATAACTAACGGCAGGTAAGCGGTGTCTGTTTTTCTGTATTCCAGACATCATCACTCCTTTTGTGGTTTGCTTCATATCTAGCTTGCCTGCCGTTTTTCTTCTGCTAGTGCTAACTGAACAGAAAGCACCTTCTTAGGAAGTCCGATAGCAGAACCGAAATGGCCCACTGTGCTTGCTTGCTCCGGTGGGTCATTTCTTTTTTCTATGTAGCTTTTCCCGATGTCGTCTGCGTTGCCGTTCTCCTTTACCACCCCAGATGCCATGCTCAAGTGGCCAGAGTGAAGAATTGAGGCATTGCTGTTGGACTTTGCAACTGCCACAGATTTCGGCGGCTTGCGGACTTATGCGTTCTCCTACTTCGGGAAACCACCATTCGGTTGGTTGGCCTAAACAGTTGGCTTTCTTTCTCCAGTTGTCATCTTTTGACATTCCTTAATGATACCGGAACGTTATTTAGTTGATGAGTTCCTGCCAGGTAGCCGGACCCACTACGCCATCAACAGTTAGCGATTCTTGCCTTTGGAAAAGCCGGACTGCTCTGTCTGTGCCAGAACCAAAAATTCCATCTATGCCGATTCCTTGACGAGTTCGTTTCTTAGATTTAGCTGTCGGAATGTTCTGGTTCTCTAAAAGCATTTGCAAAAACTTGACTGCTTCTCCTCTGGAACCTCTACGGAGAACATGTTTTCTGGCTCGTTCAACACCTTCAGCGATTATTTGCAGTGGGTGTTTCTCTGGTGCCGGAGGCGTGTAAGTTGTTCCGTCAAGTGCTGGCGCTGGAAACCAACCCCATTGTCCGTTTGCTTGTTTGCCGTATGGCTGGTGATGCCACCATTCAGATTTTACGGTTGGGTAAAGTCCAAATGTCTTTGCAATATTATTTGTCTCCCACGTTGAGATGGCGCTTTTTTTAATGATGCGAAAATCAACTGCATACCCTAGCGCGACACCTGTCGCAGTAGGATTGTCTGGATCAAAAGATTGGCACATATGGAAGCTTCCGCGCCATACGGTTCCTGGCCGAACATAATTTGGATTCGCTGCGAGGTTGCCTTTCCCTGCTAAAAATTTTTCATATAAGGCTGATTGCTGGGCCACCGTCCTAACTGCCGAGCAGACACTTACGTTTCCACGAATTTGTGGGTGGTCAAAAAATGCTGTCAGTCTTGTTTTGAAACGAGGGTGCAACTCATCAAGACGGACCCATTGAGAAGTTGTTGGTATGTCTGTCATATTTTTACTGCATCTCCTGAAGCTACAACCGTTTTTACTTGTGCGGCGGTGGCTTCAAACTGGTCGCCGTATTGAAACTGTGAAGCGCCAAGAATTAGTCCCTTCTCAAATGTTCCGGTTACTTGATTGAAATACATTTGGTTACATTCCACGCGATATCTGCTCATGCCGCTTGTGGTTCAGGTAGTTCAACTTCAAGCCGTCTGGCACGACCACCGATTGAATAGCCGCGCAGCTCTCCGTCTTTTACTAAGTCCCATGCCCAACTGTCCCAAATGACTCCCATGAAAGGAGTGTCTTTAGGAAAGCGGTATTTAGTGACTCCTTGATTCGGAACATCTAACGACGTTTCAATTTCAAAAGGCCATGTCAGTAGCTCCACCATTTCACCAGCCGGTTTGTCTGTGTGTTGAAGGTAAATTGTGCGATCACCTTTTTGTACCCAATCCCACAATGATTTTTGTAGGTCTTTGGCTGTGATGGTTTCACCGTCTGAATCTTCTAAACCTGGAACGTAAACAGGGGCAAGTGTGAACCGATCTTCTTCTTTGATTACCGGAACTGTTAAAGAAACTGCCGCCAATTTTTGTTCTATATTTCCTGTCGTGTACGGAGGGGAATATCCTCTGCCTTCTAATTCGTATTCTATAAGATCATGGGCCGCTACCAGTTCATCTGATGAAGCTGCTTTGTGGCAGCCATCATGTAAATGTATGAGTTGGTCGTCAGGCATTTCGCCGAGTTTCTTGCCGAAGCGTTCTATCTGTGCGAGTCGTGCCTCTGCTAATTCTCTATTCTGGTAGCAGCCAAAGTTGCGTCCTGTCTCGTATGAGTAGACGCAGAACTGATTGCCCTCTTGTTCTATTCGTTTCTGAAAAGACATTACATTCTCCCGACAGTCATATTTGTATCCTAATATAAGATTACGAGAAGGTGTTGAAGGTTCACGCAACTGGTGGTAATTTTTTACTGAATAAAAACGACGCAACTGGGTTTCTCAACTGGCTTACTGAATAAAAACCACGCAACCACGTAAAAGCCGTATTCAATAAAAACCACGTAAAAGCCGTATTCAATAAAAACCGCCACGCTGGATATCCTGCAACGCGCCACGCTGGTGATCTTGCGACGCAAAAGCGCCTATATTTACTGAACCAAAAGAGACAACTTTGCATAATTAAACTACTTTTTCAGAGCTAAACCGGATTTAAGCCTGATTTTCCGGTGATGCAACTGGGTTACTGAATAAAAACGCCGCAAAAACACGGTCACAACTGGTCATAATTACACTACTTTTTCAAAATCGCCACGCTGGATATCTTGCGACGCAACTGGCTTACTGAATAAAAACGCCGCAACTCGGTTTCTCAACTCGTTTACTGAATAAAAACGCCGCAACTAGCTTTTGCACCTGGAAACCGCCACGCTGGATATCCTGCAACGCGCCTTGCTGGTGATGTCTTGCACGCAAAAGCGCCTATATTTACTGAACCAAAAGAGACAACTGGTCATAATTACACTACTTTTTCAGAGCTAAACCGGATTTAAGCCTGATTTTCCGGCGATGCAACTCGTTTACTGAATAAAAACCACACAAAAACACGGTGACAACTTTGCATAATTAAACTACGTTTTTAGAGCCGCCACGCTGGATATCCTGCGACGCAACTGGCTTTCTGAATAAAAACGCCGCAACTCGGTTTCTCAACTGGCTTTCTGAATAAAACCACGCAACCAGATATTCAGAAACAAAAGCCGTTACTTTTTTACTGAATAAAAAAACCAACTAGGTTTTGCACCCTAGAAATCAGCTTCTCAACTGGCTTTCTGAATAAAAACCACGCAAAAGCCGTATTCAGCTATAAAACCGCCACGCTGGTGATCTTGCGACGCAACTCGGTTACTGAATAAAACCACGCAACCAGATATTCAGAAACAAAAGCCGTTACTTTTTTACTGAATAAAAACCACGCAAAAGCCGTATTGAATAAAAACCACGCAAAAGCCGTTACTTTTTTACTGAATAAAAACCACGCAACCACGATTTCAGCTATAAAACCGCCACGCTGGTGATGTCTCACACTCAAAAGCCGTTAGTTTTTACTGAATAAAAACCACGCAACCAGATATTCAGAAACAAAAGCCGTTAGTTTTTACTGAATAAAAACCACGCAACCAGATATTCAGACATAAAAGCCGTACTGAATAAAAACGACGCAAAAGCGTTTCGCAACTCGGTTTCTGAATAAAAACGACGCAAAAGCGTTTCGCAACTGGCTTACTGAATAAAAACGACGCAAAAGCGTTTCGCAACTGGCTTACTGAATAAAAACCACGCAAAAGCGTTTCGCAACTCGCTTACTGAATAAAAACCACGCAAAAGCGTTTCGCAACTCGCTTACTGAATAAAAACCACGCAACCACGATTTCAGAATCG